CCTTTTTCGGCAAGTACTGAAGATTTTCCAGCACATGCAGCCCGCTAACTGTTTCTCCTTGCAGAGGGATCGCGTGGTCCACTTCGTATCCGTCGGGGCAGCCACGGTAGAATTGCTGGATCGCGTGCAGGTCTGCCCACTGCGGAGTTCGTTTCTTTCTCGCGGCGGTCACGGATCTCGAGAACCAAGGATTCGCTCTGCGCCAAGCGTAGACTCGCGCATGGAACGTTTCTTTAGTTCTGAGATACGACTCGCGACGCATGCGCCGCATGTACTCCGGATCGCGATCTCGCGTGCCTTTGGGTGCGTATTTCTTGCTGCGCTCTCTATTGCAAACAACACATCGCGCGCAGCAAGTAAGCCGTTCCGTTCCGTGCCCGTAAGAACAAGGCACTCCGTGGTACCTAGTGGCTCCGGCCAACTTCGCGGCTTGGCGTGGATGCATTAGAAACCTCCGTCCCAGTTCCCCGGGCCGCCCCAATACCCTCCGCCGTAGTCCGTCGAGATCACGATCTCATTCCCCTGCTGGCGACGGCTGTTCTTGCGGTTCGGGAGCTGATCGTTCTCGAGCGCGGCGAGAAGCCCGTCGTTGTTCGGGATGCCATCGTCATTCACCGTGCCGTGCACGTGGAGCTTGCCCATGGCGAGCTGCTCCTCGGCCCCTTCGAAGAGACCGTACTTCATGCGCGCGTACTCGACGATCAGCCGGTTAGCGAAGCGTGCAGGGATGTTCGACACATCGGCGTCGGCCTTGAGATCGTACGGTACCGAGCGGTACTCGCAGAAGCACTGGTACGACTGGTCGGGAATATTGTCGAACCGGAAGGTGTTGTCCGGCATCACGATGACGCGCCACGGCTGATTGTAGCTCGTGGTGTTGAATACTTGGTTGCGGACGGTCTGCCACTCTTCCGTGCGCAGCGGCTGCGGTGTCGTCGAGCCGGCCGGATAGATGAAGAAGCTCTTCCAGTCCCACTCCGCGAGGTCAGTCGGAAAGGCGCTGATGGCTCCGTTCAGCGTCGTGAAGATACCCGTCTGATTCTGGGTGCCGGTGTAGAAGGTGAGCGTCTTGCGCAGCCACTTCCAGTCGACCCACTTGTTCTGGATGTCAAGCTCGGCGTCGTGCACGTAGTTGACGAGCCGCAGGATCTCACCCGTGACCCCGACCGTGGTTGGGATCGCGGCCGACGGCGTGCCGCCGGCGGCGCCCACCTCGCGGTAGAGATCCTGCACCAGCTGCAGGAAGGTGCGGGGTTGAACGACTGAGAGTGCCATGGTTACTCCGCGAGGCTTTCAGCCGCCAAGGCCAGCGAGTTCTCTTTGTGCGCCTCGAGTAGTTTGTCAGGGATCGCCGCAGTCACCTGCCGGGCGAGTTTCGCGTGAGTCTTCGCGCGCCACTTCGCTCGCGCGATCTTGTTGTTGCGCTCCATCTCTGGAGTCGTGATGTACCACTGCTCCTTCGGGAGCTCGCGGACAAAGTGCCCGGCCGCAGTGAAGTAGTTCTTGCCTTGGATGAAACCCGCGCCGTGATCCCCGTATGTCGTCACAGCGAGCGCTTCCGGGTCGAATACGGGCACGGGTGGTGTTGCTACAGCAGGCCCCGGTTTCGCCTCGTCTGCAGGGATAGGAATCTCTGGGCGCAGCGAGAGCTTGCTGCCCTTCTGAGACAGACGTGCTTGCATGCTGCCCTCCTGTTAGGGTGTCTTGCCGCCGAGGCCTGACGCCTGCGGATGGTCCTCGATATCTGCCATCGGAGTGACTCCGCCGAAGGCGGGGTTCGCGTTCGAACTCATTCGCTTGCGCGTGGGAAGGCCCATGCCGTGGTACGGATCGCCGCCCAGCGGGCCGTCCATGCCGTAGTCGAGCGCCTCGTTGAACTTGTCCGGGCCCCATTCACCGTGGTTGTCGGCGTTGTAGAAGCGCGCGTCGCGCGGCATCGGTCGGCCGGCGTGATCCCCGCGAGGATCCATGACCTGAAGCCGCTCGGTGTTCTCGAACTTCGTGTTCATGTCATCGCACCCGTTGATGCCTTCCCAAAGGTCGGCTCCCTTGTCGAAGTGCGCTTCGGTGGTGCCGGACGCGGGACGGTCCCACTCATACTGCGTGCGCGGAATTCGCATTGACATTCTCTGCTCCTCGAAGAAAAGAGGCCCGGCCGCCTATCGCTAGACGAACCGGGCCTTGCTAACCCGCCCGGGGGCGGGAGGGAGTTACATCTCGCCGATCAGGAACTTGTTGTTCCGCTTCCCGCTGACGAGATAGTTGTTGGACCGGCCGATCTTGCGTTCCGGCGCGTTGCCGGTCAGCGGATCGATGTCGTAGTTGTAGTTCGGCTCGATGCTGTCCGCGTTCACGGTCTCGCGGAGGCTGACGCCATCTTCCAACCCGGCCTTCTCACGTTCGAAGTAGCCACCGCCGTAAAGCAGCGTCTCCTCGCCCATGCCGTCCTGGTTCCCGTCCTCGGCCAGAGCTTCGGTCTCCTCCGGCTTGCCGACGGTCCCCTTGGCGAACTCGTCCTCGTTCTTCTCGGGCTCGAGAATCCGAGCGATGCCGCCCGCGCCCGCCTTGTGGCCGTTTCCAGCCACCGCGCTGCCAGCGTGATCGACTCGCTTGATGCCCTGATTGGCGTCGAGAGCCAAACCATCGCCTGCGACTGCACCGGCGTCCTTGTCGGTCTTGCCGCGAACCTTGGCGTGGCTCTTGCCCTCACCCTTACTGTCTGCCATGTGTGTTCTCCTCTTGCTATGCCAGCGTTACTGGCTGTCCCAGACGAGGATGCGGGCGCCCGGCACTTCCGTGTGGGCGATTCCGAATCCCAGCTCGGCGTACCACGCGATACCGCGCGAACGGCCGTAGTCCGTCGGGATCTTTCCGCGGATTTCCTCGGGAATGGCGAAAGCCTCCACTACCGTGTCCGATCCGAAGAAGTACCCGCGGTCGGTTACCGTCGCTCCCGACGGGAAGCTCGTGACCGGGACGTTGGTCTGCTCGACGAACCGGATACCCTCGTAACGGCCCTTCTCGCCGTTCATGATGACGTGCCAGCCCTCGGGCGTGTACTGGTTGATGGTCTCCAGGTTGTTCTTGAAGGTGCGCAGCGGCGTCGGGCGGAAGATCGCCATGTAGTTCACCCCGTCGAACGCCGGGATGTTCTGCTCCGCCATGTAGTCGGCGACCGCCTTGACCAGTGTGTTGGTCAGCACCGAGTTCGTGCCGGACACCGTTCCGTTGGTGTTCACGGTGAGCGAGCTCGTGCTGGACGCCCACACGCGAACCGGGCTCGCGTTGAACTGGGCCTGCGCCGCGAGATCGAGCACCTTGCGGGCGTCGTTCTTCAGCACCTTGTGGATGATCTCGGTCACCGGCTGCTCCGACAGATCGTCGAGCTTCTTGGTGAACGGCACGCTGTTGCCGTACTCCGTGATGGTGAGCGAGTTCTGGGTAATGATGAAGTTCGTCTCGGGCATCACCTGACTTTCCGTCAGGGCGCCGCCGGCCTGCTGGACATCGCTGTAGATGTTCCAGTTGAAGGTCTGGCCGATGCCGAGGCCGAACGCCTCTTTCGCGTCGCAGAACTGGCGGAAGCGGACCATCGGCTGAAGAGCCGTACGGAGCTTGCGCGACAGGTTCGGCGACCACATGTATCCACCAAGTGCGTTGGTGGACCAAACTTGACCTGACATTTTTCTTTTCCTCCGCCTAGCCCGGCTGCCCTCGACTCTTGCGGATCTCAGCCATCATTGCTTGAGGGCTGTTGTCCTCTTGGGTCGCTGGGGCCGGTGCCGGTCGCGCTACGCGCGGCTGCGGCATTGGCACTAGGTTCTGTTTTCGTTGCTGACGATTGTTGGGGGCATCCTCGCGGGCCGGCGCCTTGGTGCCGAACTTCTCACGAATCTGCTTCCCAGCCTCTGACATGACCTGCGCCGGCGTCCACGTGGGATTGGCCTCCGCAATGCCTGTCGTTCTCTTGTCAGCGAGTGCAAACAGATCGGGGTCGCTGGCAATCTCAGGGTAGTCCTGGGTGAACCGGTTGAGCCCGTCCTCCAGTGCCCTTCGATTGTCGCGTTCGGCAATCGTTCTCACCGCTTCGTCGCGCGCCCGGGTGATCAGAGTCGCCTCGTCGATCCGGGGAGCGGCTGCTGCCCGAATCGTCTTGAACGTCTCCGCCATCTTGGCGGCGGCTTTGTCCTCAGGCTCACTCAGGAGACTGCGGACCAGGCCGGTGGCAAGAGCCATGTCGTCGACTAGCGGCGCCGCTGGTGTTGCGGCCGGCGCGGCTGCCCGCGCTGCTAGCTGACGCTTCTCTTCCTCGACCTGTCGCTTCAGCTCCTTCGCTTGGTCGAACCTGGTA